CCCACTCAGAAACGCGGTAGAGTTGACCTCAGCCACGACTTCGCTTCGGATCGTCTTTTTGTCATTAAGCCTCCAACCAGGAGGATAAGACTCAGCGGATACGTAAGCATCTGAACTTACCAGACAATCATCGCCGTTGACAAGATAAGAGGCCTTATGGCCTCTCATTGCCCAGCGAGCAGCAAGGTAAGATTGCAGACAGAGTAGAGGAAAAGAAAGGTAGGCTCCCATCATCTGCCCGTGGGTCACTTCGCCCTCGATCACACCGTTCACTGTTACTAACGGCCTGAGAGATAAGTGAGCTAACTCACGAATCCCACCAGGGACGCGTTCACACTTACTAAGTAATGAACCGAGGATGGCCTCTGTGGACTCGAGGGACAAGTTATCAGTAGCACTGACAAGATCAATACTGGTCTGATACTTGTACCTACAGGTAGACGATATCTTCTCCGACGTCGGCGGTCCGACAAGGCACCAAGATTGCTTGGAAAGGTGCTTATAAAGTACCTTGTGCAAAGGAGCCAGATAATCAATGGCCTTATCATAAATGATTAAAGGCCTGACTTTTCCGGCGCTAAGCACTTCCTTATACCGCGCTTGGAACGGTACCCCTGTGACCATGGGGCCGCTCAAGCATTGACCGACGTAAGACTTCCATTCGCCCATCCAAGCATGATCGGCTCTCTGTTCAGAGAACCTAGCTGTGGCATTGGGGACATGAGAATACACAAATTTCTCATAGTCACGGTCCCAACCGAATGGAAACATCCTGCGTACCTCTCTACGTAAAAACGAGAGGTACTCCGGAGAAGAGGGGAGAGGGTTAGAGAACGCAGACGCTTTCCATGCGTCTGCGCAGGAGGGAGTGTGGAAACGACAACCTTGAGGAAGGTTGCGCTTAATTGATGCGACGGAATGAGCAAATTCCCATCGCATTCGTTTCCCCATTCTCGACAGGGTCAGAAGCCCCGAACAATCCCTGCTGCCAGTCTGGCGGCGAGGAAAAGGCACGGAAGCCCTCTTCTGACCCTGAAGTAGAAGAAAAGAGAGATAGCGATTTAAATCAGACGGCTCAAGATCCGGGCATTCACTATGGGGTAACCCGTAGCGAATCCGAATAAGTCTTAAGCCGTTGACAACGGTCTCTCTTGTGTCTAGCGCTGCCTTGCGGCAACTACGACACGTTTGAGCCTCAGAACCACAGGTGGGTTTAACTGAGGCGGCGGTGCACGTGACTTTTGATCGTGTGCCAGACATCTGAAAGGTAAAGCTGCGAAGCTGCCTGGATCAGATGGGTTCCTTTAAC